CGGCGTCGTGCACGTGTAATACGGTGGGCGCCGTGCACAAAGCAGCGGTTCCCCTCGATGGTACCGGAGCCAGACCTCGACGCCCTCGGCCGCGTCGCAGATTGGGTAGCGTTGGAGCCGGTTCAGTCCCGAGGTCCAGGCGCCTCGGATCCAGGCAACCGGTACAGCCGCCGTGTGTCCGTTCTCGACGACGTGAGTCCGGGGTAGGGGGCAGGAACTGGGTCGAGGAGCGCACGCGCTCAGAGTGGCCAGGAGGGCGATCCATCGGGTCATAGGATGCCCCGATACACGCTGAGCGTCCCCGAGGACCCCGCCGAGCCCGGTCCCCGAGGGCACAGCGACGCCGACGCGCTGCCACGGGTGAGTTGGCTCCCCGATGAGACTTCGATTGTTTTGCTGGCCATATGGCACCTACTCAAGATGGTCTAGGGGCCACGTTAGACATACGAGGGGAACATCCTCGCGCCGTCTTCCCACCAAATGGCCATCGCGTTGAAATAGCAGATGACAGGGTTTGCGACGTTCGGGAATTGAATCGGTTTGCGAAAGAACTCCCGAGCGCCGAATAGTCCGATCTCGACCAAAATGCCCGGCTTCATGAAACCCTTCTGGCCGGACCCGCCGGTCCCATTTTCTACGGAGACCGGGCGCCAATTCAGCTTCCCGTCATCGCCGCCTCCGGTGATCTTGTGATTCCCCGCGTCAAGTCCATTGGTCGGCGCGAGGTCATAATCCCGCCACGTCCCTCCCGCGTCGCGGGCGTTGACCTCTTTATAAGTCGACGCATACCCCCTATCCGAGTCCTGCCCCCAGACATAGGCCATGCCTACACCGTCGGAGCCCGTGAGCGGGTCGATTATGTTCTTACCCCACGTGCACCACGCTATCCGGTCATGATTTAGCTGCGTGGCCATATAAGCCCACACGCCGAGGGTGTCGTCGTACCCGAGAGCGTGCGACACGGCCGTCGTAGAGGCGCCCGTGTCGTTGGTCATACCGTACGGGCAGTGGGCGGGTAGGATCGCCTGGATGCCTCCCAGGCTATCGGGATTTATCGTTGTTAGGGTCGTGAAGTCCCCGCCCGAGTAGGTCAGCGTAGCCGGCGTGTCGTAGTCGAGATCGGCGCGCGCGATCGTCGTGTCGGTGTTAACTCCGACTACGAGGCCTGCGAGGGGGCTGACAGATGCCGACGCAAACGCAACCTGCATCGCCTTGAACCGAGTTCGGAGGTTCGCGCCGGTTGAGCCGATAAACGTGGCGAGGGTAGGTGCAGTCGAACTCGTCGAGTACCCCCCTAGCATGTAGAAGCTCGTGTCCTGCGCGTCGTCGTGGATCTCGAAGATCATGCCATTAGCTACACCTACGACCCACGTGCCGATGTCACCGACGACGGCCACGCCGTCGAGCCCAGTGCGTAGCGCGTCTCGAATCGCGACGAACCTTGCCTTGCTCTCGTCTGTGCCGTAGCCAGCGGAGTCCATTAGGCTCGCTGTGAGTGTGGGCAGGTGTACGATTTTGCGTGTCATTTACTGGCTCCTGGTCAGAGGGGTAGGGCGGAGGGCGCGGGCGTGTCAGTGGCCGAAGGAGGCCCGAAGTCACTCGGACTAACTATGCGAGCTGCTCCTCCTGCCGCCTGCTCGCTGAGCGGCGGCGAGCGAGTGAACGGGGGTGGGTCGCTCTCGAACGCTCGGAGGCTCGTAGGCCCGCCGTCGCCGGTCGACCCCGTAATCGACGCGTTACCTAGAATCGCGGTCATAGGATGCTCCTGTACACGCTGAGCGTCCCCGAGGACTCGGCCGATCCCTGGACGTAGACGCGGGTGAACCCCGCGCAGTTGAGCCGCTCGACCACGCCGCCCGCGACGTCGACGGTCAGCGCAGCAGCGTTGGCCATGTACCAGGTCGACCCGACGTAGAACCAGACGGTCGCGGTCATGGCCGTCCCGCCGGCGACGGCGACGACGCACCGAGCAGCCGAGGCCAGCGAGTAGCCGTCGGTACCGATCGTGGGCGCGGCCGTCGGGAGGTTCGCGACGGTGCCTGCGAGCTCGATGCGTAGGGCGGACTCGAGGACGACCGCGTTGTTAGCGGTCTCGAAGGGATCGGGCATGAGAGGCTCCTTAGAAGACGAGTAGACTGATCGTGTATGTACCGGCGGGGATCGACACATCGATCGCCCCTCCGGTGACCAGGGAGAGGTCCGTGGTCAGGTCGGCGGTCGACGTCGTCGTCGGGATCAACTCGATCCACTCGTTCACGATGTCATAGAAAGCGGTCATTTTGCATATGCCGCAAGGCGTCCCCGCCGACGGGGTCAGGGTCGCGTGGACGCGACCCTCGAAAGCCGTATTATCCTCTATCCTGACCCTGATCCTATTCCCCGAGAGGACCGGGGCCGTGTCCCCGAGCTTGACGTTGTAACCGTAGGACGTCGCCCCGCCGGCCGTAGACGAGTCATAGGACACCGACTCAGCGCCGGTGGATATCGTGACGATCGTCTCAAGCTTGATCACGTTCTCGCGATAGAGAGAGGTCCCGGGGGAGGCGCTGGCTTGCGTGTCGGCGTCGGCGTCGGCGTACCGTATCGCCGGTTCGAGCACGTCGGCCTGGAACGCTGCTTCGGAGCCCACGTCCACGTGTGTCAAGGACACCCGAGCGAAGTCGACGGAGACTTCGTCGGCTTCCCACACGACCAGAGATGTGCCCGGTGAGCCCGCCTGGTCTCCGATTGCGATCAGAGCTCGAGCGCTTAGAGAGTCCAGGCTGATCGCTGCCACGCCCGTGGTCGTATGGCTAAGGTCGAGTTGGACCAAGGAGCCGTCGTCTACGACCAGCGTAGCCTCGCCGTTCGCCCCGAACCCAACCTGCTCGATCGAGAGGTCGTCGAGGTATACGGTCCAGTCGGAGATCGTACCGAACGCGAAGTTAGCGTACTCGTGCAAGAATCGGTCGTCGGCGTCCGGGCCGTCTGTGACCCAACTGGCCGGCAGCGCCTGCCAGCGGGTCGCGTCTGCCCTCGCGAGCGCGTCGGTGATCCACTCGAATGGGGAACTGGGTTTAGTCGCCATGATATGTGCCTCGAGGTGTAAGAGTTACCAGAGTCCACCGAAGGTCGACCCCTCGGGGTCGCCCGCTTCGGCGTCGAGCCCGCCAAACTGAGCGCCGACCTCGTCGCCTTCGTCGCCGTCCAGCCCGCCGAAGACGAACCCGCCGCCGAGGTCGACGGAGGCGAACCGAGCGCCGACGCCCAGCGGGAGCGCGTCCTCGATCAGGCGAGCGACGCGGTTCTTGAACCGGTCGGTGAGCTCGTCCGCTCGTAGGTAGACGAGCTCGATGTTCGCGGGGTAGCGGTCGTAGTACTCAACCGATCCTTCGTCGCCCAGGAGCAACCGGAACAGGTCGATGATCTCGTCGCGGGTCGTGCTCGAGCGAGCAGCCCAGACAGCGCCTCGGAGGATGCGTCGGTACTCCGAGTCGGGGAGCCCTCGGCGGAACTCGCCGATAAGCCCACCGAGCAGGTCGAGGTCGCGTCCCGTGGCCGAGTCGAGCGACCCCGCGAGAGAGGTGCCGAGCATGAGCGACTCAAGGGCCTGAATCGGGCCGGAGAGCGCCGCGAGGAGCGCGCGAAGGGTAGGGCTCGTCCAGAGGCGTGAGATGCCCTCCTCGAGCGCCTCGTCCTCGTGGTCGGGGATGTGACTGCGTGTCCGGCTCATACGATGCTCGTGGTCACGGTGACAGAATTAAGGACGAAGACCTCGGCTGCCCCCGCGTCGCGCCCCGGCGAGGAGAGCGTCTCGAGGACGGAGCCGCCCGCGTCGACCCGCTCGACGGTGAGAGAGCTCACGACGGCGGTGCCCGGGACGTCGTCGACGGCCCCGAAGATGCGCAGGTGGTAGAGGTCGTCGCCGGGGGCGATCGTATCGAAGTAGAGCTCGATGGCCTCTTCGATGGCCGCCTCGATGCCGCTCTCAGCCGAGGGCAGGAGCCCGACGTCGATGGTCACGTCGATGAGCGACTCAGTGGCGTAGTACCAGGAGTAGTCGCGGCTCAGACCGTCGACCCCCGTGACCGAGGCGGTCTGGTCCCCGCTCGGCTCGATGCCGGCTGGTCCGACCGCGTAGATCACGTCCGCGAGCGTCTGCTCACTAACTGCGTCGAGCGTCGGGAAGACCACGACGGCGTAGGAGTGCGCCTCGATCGAGACGGCGTCGATCGTCGCGGCGAGGCCGGAGGGGTTGTTCAGGATCGCGACGTAGTCGACACCCGGTACGATCGAGACGGCTCGTTGCATGGCGGACAGGTTCGCGGTCGTGCCGGGGATTCGGTTACGCTGGATGCGTCGCCGGAAGGCCGCGTCGTCCTCCTCGGTACGGCCGGCGAAGATCGAGCTCGGCGAGCCGATCCCGGTCCAACCCGAGACCGTCGAGGAGACCTCGAAGGTCGAGGCGGTCGAGAGCGAGGTAGCGCCCGGGATGCTCGCCTCGAGCGAGAGATCGTCGGTCCCGATGATCGCCTCGTCGACGACGAAGAACGTCCGGCTCGTGCCGTCGTTGATGCGAAGTAGCGAGCCCGAGGGGATCAACGTCCCGGGCGTGCCGGTAGGCGTCGCGTCGAAGGTCGCCGAGGCCAACCCCTTGCGCTCGAGGCGAAGGAGCGAGCCGAGGCCGTCGAGCTGGGCGCCCTGAGCGTTGTTCAGGTCGCGCTCGGCGTAAACCTGGCGGAGTGTCCCACCGAGCTCGGCGAGCCGGCCAGCGAAGACGGCGATGAGCGACCCCGTAACAAGGTCCGCCTCGACGTCGATCGTGCGTCCGAGCTCGGCCTCGAGGGCGGCTCGGATCTCTTCGCGGATCTCGGAGGCGGACGAGACATTGAGTCCTGCGTCTGTGAGCGTGTAGGCCATGTTCGTGCCTCGTGTATTCAGTTGGTTACGGAGCGAACTCGGATGGCTCCTCGTATCGGACTCACAGACACCTCTATCGAGGTGTCGGGGTCCTCCGAATCGAGGACAATGGTCCCGGTGGCCGAGAACGTGGCCGAGGTCGAATCGAGGACGACCGCGAAGCCGTCGACCCGGAGGACGCCGGGCGTCGTGCCGATCGCGTCGAGTAAGACCGCCTCGATTTGGGCGATCGGGGCGGGGGTGGTCTCGATCCAGTCGTGGTAGGGGATGCCCTCCCTCTCGTCGAGGAGCCACTCCCCGAGGAACGTCGAGAGTCGGATGCGAACGCGCTGGATCACGAGCTCGGCCCCGTCGATGAGGCGCATCGGGATCAGGAGGTCCAGGTCGTCGTCGAGTGCGAAGTCAGCCATGTCATTCTACCTTGGTCGTGGTTGAGCCTAGACCGGTTACGGGGGGCTCAACGGCGGCGGCGGTGTCACCTACGAGGGCGAGTATGGTCGGGACAGGGGTCGTCGCTCCGAGCGCCGGGAAAGCCAAGATCAATAGAGGCTGTAGGACAGGTGCCTGAGCCAGCGTGATCGCATCGAGTTGTGCCTCGAGCGCCGCGATGCGTCGGTTTGATTCGAGGAGCGCGGAGGCGACCTCGGGCTCGCGCGCGACGGGCGCCGTCGCGTCCGGTGAACCGAGGCGGATGTCCGAGCTCGGGAGGACCGTCGCTCCGTCTCGAGCGTCCGGGTTCGGGGTCCCCGGGTAGATTCCGGGGAGGAAGATCGCGTCGTTACGGTTGAACTTCGCCGGGTCGGCGGGGGTGACATCGGATCCTCCGCTCGCCTTCCAACGGTCGATGTCCCGCTCGCAGATCAACGCGAGCCCTCGCGTACCGGGTTCGAGGTCGGCGAGGAAGGACGGGTGCATGACGACGGGCACACCCGAAACGCCGGTGACCTTGATCCACTCCTCCGCGTCGGTCTCGGCGTCGACCCAGAGCGTGCGTAGATCGAACGAAATCGACCCTGTCTGCGTCGCGTGGTCGTAGGCTGTCAACGTGGCCGGGACGATCGTATGGACGCCGCCCAGCGCGTCGCTGATAGCCTCCTCGATCACGTCCTCCCAGTCGATATGGTCAGGCATCCGTGCCTCCTCTAGTCGATGAGATCGAAGATCCCAGCGGCGGGGTTGTTAAGATACTCGTTGGCGAAGTTCGCCGCGCGACCGATGCCTCGGCCCAGCGCCTCGAACGGTGCCATCGGGTCGAATAGGGTCGCCTGCCCGTCCTTCGCGACCTTCGGGGCGATCCTGGCCTCGATCGAGGTGTAATACTCGTTCGAGAAGCCCACGTCACCGGAGTGGACGACCGACTCGGCGCGGTAGACGCCGCCGAAGACGTCGTCCTCGACCAGAAACCGGTAGCCAGCCTCGAGGTCGGGGGAGAGGAGGACCTTGAACCGCGTCTTGCCCTTGGGTCGAGGGGACGGGGAGTCGATGATCCGACCGTTGTCTGCCGAGAAGATCTGCCCGGTCGAGCCCTGCGTCTTGCGCTTGGGCACGAAGGTCGCTCGACCCTTCTGGACCTGGAAGTCGGCCCCGAGCTTCTTACCGGCGGCGACGACGAAGTCCTCGAAGGAGCCCGTGAACGCCCAGCCCTTACCTGTGAGCGTCCGTGTACCCACGTTCGCGACCGAGAGCGCCGGCTCGACGAACGTGAACGCGACGCCGAACGCCGCCTCGCCCGCCGCGAGCAGGTTCTCGGCGGTCAGCGCCTCCTCGATCGTAATCGCCTTGGGCCTCGCCTTGGCCGACGGACCGCTCCCGAACCCCTTGGCCTCGACGACGAGGATGTTATCGGGGCCGTTACGGTTCAGGATCGAGCCGTCGGGGACAGCGTAGCCGGCGAAGATGATAGGAGGCTCGGTGACCCCGTAGCCCGCGCGGATCTGGATGAACCGCCGGCCTTTACGCCCGATAGCCTCGCGGACGCCCTTGACATCGGGGTTATAGATCTGAATGCGAGCGGAGTTCCGGTTCTTCCCGCTAAGCTTCTTCGTAACCGTGAACGAGAGGCGGTAGCCCGATCGGTAGATCTGATCGTCGAACTGGATGACGACGTTACGGAAGAACGGTACCTGTGTCATGCATCCTCCGCGAACGTGAGTGCCACGTACAGGGTCACCCCGAGCGCCTCGTAGGCGTAGGGGTCGAGGACACCGAGCCCGGACAGCGTACCGCCGCTCGGTAGTCGAGCGATCAGCCCTCCAGGGGAGAGTCGTCGCCCGACGAACAGCTCGTCCCCCGTGTCCCCGTCGAGGATGTCCAGGTAGTAGGCGCCGAGGCGCTCGACCCACGAGTACCGGATCGCGTACGCCCGTCCAGCGTCCTCGAACTCATAGATCTGAATCGGCGACGAGGAGCCAACGGCGAGTAGAGCAGGCATGGTTTCATCCTCTGGACGGTAGGGCGGACGCGAATAGGTCCCTGAGCGCGCGCGTACGGGATTCGAAGAGGGGAGCACCCGTGGGGACCTTCGTGAGTCCCGCCGCGCCCGATGGGACGGGGATCTCGTCCCGCTTCTTCTTCGGGCGCGGCGGAAGCTTGCCCGTCTGCGTCTGGGCGAATGCGATCTGGACGAAATCCAGCGAGAAGATGACCCGCTCCCGGGGGTCGATCGAGTACCGAAGCCCCTTGAGTACGAGCCTCTCGATCACGCCGGTGCGCGGCGAGATGTACCGGAAGGGGGTCGACCGATGCTCCCGTAGCAGGTCACGGATGCCAAGGTACCGAGCCTTCCCGACGGGTGGGTAGAAGATCGTGGCCGTGAGTGAAGGCGAGCCCGTGATCACGGCACGCAGGAATAACTTGCGCTGGAGAGCTTGTATGTGATCCGAGACGGGTGAGCGGTTGTCGACCGGGTGCGTGGTCACGTTGACTGGCTCGTCCCATTGCTCCTCGAGCACCCCGTCGAAGTAGATAAAGTCGTCCAGTGACTCCGAGTACAGCGCTCCGCTCATCGCTCACCTCCGCTAAACCCGGCCTTGGCCCGGCGCTTGTCCAGTTCTTCGATCTGCCCCGGGAGGCGCTCGACGGCCGGAGCGTCTGCTCCGCGCGCGTCGATTGAGACGTTCGTCGTAACTACCGACGACTGGTTCGTGCCGGAGGCGGCGGCCTTGGCCCTCTCCTTCTCGGCCTCTCGGCGAGCGACCTCGGCGAGACCCTGCTCCGCGATCCTACTAGACCCGTACGTTGCACCGCCCGGCGAGCCGAAGCCGCCGGGCTTCGGGACAGCGACGGTCACGAACTCTTTGATCGCGCCGATGGCCATCCCGATCACCTCGAAGATTGCCACCCACCCATCGTAGACGAGCTTGAGGAACGTCCCGAGTGGGCTGGCCATGATCACCCGACCGACCTCCTTAAAGCTATCTACGAGTACATCGAAGATGGCCGCGCCCACGTCGTAGATGATCCCAAGAAGTTCCCAAACAACGGCGATCAGTCCAGTCGTGATTACGATCGCGAGGGCGAACGGGGCGATGAGCAGGCCCACGGCGATAGCCGTGAGCCCGATAGCCGCGACCAGGGTCACCCCGATGACCTTCGCCAGCCATAGGAGCGTAGCGCCGAAGTCGTCGGTGTTATCCGTGAGCCATCCCAACCAAGTCAGGACACCCTCGACTATCGCGAGGATGAGGTTGAACCCGGCCACCGCGATGCTAGCCGCGATGCTCATCGCCGTACCGAAGTTGCCTCCGGCGACGATCATGTCACCGATGACGGAGAGCCCGCCGTTCATGTACGCCCAGAGGTCCTCGAGGGCCAGCGCGACGAGGATCACGGCCAGAGCGATCGCGGCGATCTTCGCCGCGAGGATGATACCGGCGCCTGCCAGCACAGACATAATACTCTGCGCGGTCATGAGCTTGTAGATGAAGAACGAGACATGGGGACTAGCCGCCGCGAGCATCGGCCCGAAGGACGCGAACAGGCGGAAGATCGGCGCGCCGACCATGACCGTCGAGAGCGCGATGACCGCGAGCTTGAGCCTCGCTAACAGCGCCACGTAGCCCCCCATGGCCTTGATCCCTCGGTCGACGTGTTTCAGGACGGCGACGAGGTGCTGGAAGGCGCGGAACATCGTGTCCACGGCCTCGGTCATGCCCTGCTCGATCCACTCCCGGTTACCCACGAGGATCGTCTGGATCAGCTTCGAGTAGTGCCGGAGGATCGGGGCAAGCTTGGCCCCGAACATCCGAGTCAAGCCCTTGAGCGTGAACCAGAGGAACCGATACTCGACGGCCGCCGCCTTGGTTTGGGCGACGGCGTACTTGGACATGAACAGGCCGGTCGCTTGGAGCCGCTTACCGAGCTCCTTAAGGTTCTCGCCTCCGCCCACGAGCGCGGGCAGGAGTTTACGGCCGAGGTCGTCGCCGAAGAGGCGGACGGCGGCCGTGACGACCTGGTTCTTGTCCGCGACCTTGGACCCCGCCTCGGCGATGCTCTCGAAGAGCTGCGCCGGGTTCTGGCCCTTGAGCTTGCGAAAGTCGAGCCCGAGCCGGCTCAGCTCCTTACGGTAGGTCTTGTTACCCTCGAGCGCGTCGGTCACGCGATCGGTGACCGTGCCGAGCGCGTCTTGCAAGTCGCCTACGTCGGCGTCGAGTAGACCGAAGGTGCCATGCAGGCGCTGGTATTCGTCCTCGGAGATACCGAGACCAGTCGACGAGCGTCGGATGTTCTCGCCGAAGTCGGCGGCTCCCTTGGCGATGAATCCCATCGCCGTACCGAGCCCGAGCCCCACGACGCTGAGCGCGCGCAGCGTCGAGATCAGGTTACCGGCGCTGGCCTCGGTCTGAGAGAGTTGACTATCGAGTCCGGTGAGCGCGCGCCGGGCAGACCTCGCGGTCTGGACCTTAAGCTCAATGAGAAACTCGCGAACTATGTTAATCGCCAAGGGAAGGGCTCCTCTCCTCCGTGAACAGCGAAAGCGCCGAAGTCATCGGCGCCTTCTCGGGTGAGAGGGACGTCGAAGCCTATGAGCGCTCTTCGCGGGCACGTCGAATCGTGTTTGAGATAGTTGCTTGGCTGACACCGAACTGGGCGGCAAGGTCAGTCTGACTCGTACCAGCGCAGTAGTTAGAGGAGATACGCTGGGAGTCCGCCTCGGTCAGCGCCCGACGGCGACCAGGGGGTGTAGTGGGTCCGCCCTTCCTGTGCCTCGGTGAGTCTCGACTGGGCGTGAGCCTCGCCCCTTCGGTGGATATTTTGGGCACGGCTGAGTGCTTCGAGGTTATCGGTCGCGTTGTTATACCTGTCATGGTCAACGTGGTGGACGTCGTAGCCCTCGGGGATCGGGCCCGACGCCGAGTATCAACTGATATTGTATATAATTAACGTAGGCGGGTTTCTACCTCGTTTAAAGTCGGCCTACGCAACGAGCCCTCGCCGATAGGTCGGCGAGGGCTCGTAGGATAGGGCTGGGAGGCGAGGGACCAGAGGGTCAGCCCTCGTCGCCGGTGGCGAGCTTGGCGGGCGACTTGCCCGCCTTGCGACCGCGCCGGGGCGTCGCCGTGATCGGGCCGCCCACGTCGGCGTAGGTCTGGCCCTTAACGATCTTCGCGACGGTCGAGGTCGAGACCTCGTACTGCTCCGCGAGCTCGGTGTAGGTGGGCTGAGCGTCGGAGCAGTACGCCTCGCGAAGGGCGAGGACGATCTCGGAGTCGATGCGCTTGGCCACGGTGGGCTCCTGCTTGCTAAGGGGTAGGTTGCCTAGCCCTTATACAAGAGGAGTTATACCGTGTCAAGCGTTTTATATCAGCGGGTGTGTTTCGGAGCGTTGAGCTCCTCGAGTCGATCGGTGATATCCGAGACTCGCAGCGCAGCGACGAGATCGACGAGGGTCCAGTTGTCCATGATCTCGTGGTACGAGCCCCAGTCCGCCTTATGGGCGACCAGGCGGACGACGTGGGGGTCGATCTCGGAGCGTGCTCCACGCCGAATGAGTCGGCGGAGTTTCGCGTCTGCGGGGAGGCCGTCCATGACCAGATCGGCCTGGGAGGCGGAGGGGTCGGGGACGTCCTCGAGACTTACGTCTTCGAGGACGTACCGAAAAAACCGAGGAACCCCTGGATGCGAACCAGGTGGAAAGCGGCCTTGTAGAACTCGACCCAGTTGCCCGAGTACACGTTGTCCAGCGCGATATCCGTGTCCAGCGGGATGCCATCCCGGGTCACGTACTTGAACAAGTCGCAGATAACGTCGACGTCCATCTCGGAGATGACCTCGCCGAGGTCCCCGGCGAGCGCCTCGATGTCGAGGCCGTCGAAGGCATCGAGCAGCCCGGCCGTATCGTCGGCGTCGGTCGCCGTGATCGCGCTAGCCTCCTGAGCGTCGACGCTCGAGATCAGGCGAGCCAGCGGCTTGGCCCCGGCTCCGATGAGTTTCTGAGCGAAGCGCAGCCCGGAGCGGGTCGGGATCTTGAGCGAGCGGTAGATGTGCTCGGCTCCGTCGGAGCCAGCAACGTTGAACGAGAGATCAGACATAAGTGCGTCCTTGCGTAAGGTGGCCATCGTGGCCTGGTTTGCTCGGAGAGCGTATTCGCCGTGTGAGCGGTCGTAGAGGGGCGGGGCGACTACCGACCCGGGTAAACGCCTCCGAGGAGGCGAGAGGACCGGTTTCGGTCGAAATAGCCCACTTCGGAGCGTCGGTCGGGAGGCAGCCCTCGCGCGGGTATACGCGCGCGGTTACTAGCAACAAGTAACAAGGAACCAGTAACTAGATACCCTGTTCCTTTTCTATAGAGCGCGTCGAGAAAAACCTCCTAAAAAAAGTCTAGGAAGAAGTTGAGCGCTGGTTGCTGGTTGCTCGGGACGAGCGACGCGCCGGAGAGGCGCTTGGTGGGCGGGCCAGCGGGTGTTTTCGAGCGAAATGCTGGCTGGTTTTCGAGATGGCTGGCTGGTTGCCCGCTAAGTCGTAAGTGTAACGAGTTCAGGGAGTTAACCCCTAACTCGGAAACCATTTACGAAGGCGCTATGACCACTTGGCCAGCCCCTTTTACGACTTAGCGGGCCTCCCGGCGGGCTCCGCCGCTGGTAACCAGGTGGTTGGGCCGACCCGTTTCGGGGTCCTTTTTGGTCAGCCGACCGGCTCTTCTGGTCGTTTTGGCGGGGGTAGAGGGAACCAAGTGGTCCCCGCGAGCGCCCCGCTGGTCAGAAGGAGAGCCCAGATTCGGGAGTCATAGGTGCTCAGGCCGGCGGCCGAGAGCGCGACCATGAGCAGCCCGATTCCGACCCAGATGGTCGGCTGGCTGCGCGCCCAAGGGACGCGCAACCAGAAGTGCCCGACGAGCACGCCGCCGAAGTAGGGGAGGAACCAGGCGCGCCCGGTCCAGTCCGCGAGGACCTCGGAGATCGTGTCCGGCTGGCCCGGCGTCAGGAACGCTGGGACCAGGTCGTAGCCGACGACGAGCACGACCGTCGCGATGATCACGCCGGCGGAGACCCGTCGGAGGCTCACAGCCCGATGTTCGGCGCGAGGTTGGTCTTCGCGGCCGAGTAGGGGAGCAGGATCTGGAACTCGCGCGTCCCCGCGCCCTTGCCCTTCGAGGGCTTGCCGTACGAGAGGAAGATCCCCTCGCCTCGGACGAGGTCACCGTTGATTCGGTCGCTGTGCGAGTAACCGACCGTCTCGAGACGGCCCTGCTTCATCTCGTCACGCTGCCTGCGACGGAGACCGTCCAGGCGCCGGCACGACTCCGAGGTCTCCATGACCGTAATGGTCACGACCATGCGCTCGTCGTTGGTCGTGGAGACGGTGACCTCGCCGTCGGCGGAGACGAGGTGCTCGACGGCGTCGGACTCCGTCTCGTACGAGACGGCCTCGTCCTCCGAGAAGCCTTCGATCCGGAACTCGTCGACGACGACGAAGTTTTGCGGGAGGGAGTAGAGTTTCGCGGCCTGGAAGTTTGACATAGGGTGCTCCTTTTAGTGGGCGGTCGGCTCAGGCCGAGGCCGTGAACGTGAGCGAGAAGATGCGACCGCCTCGAAGCAGCGCGAGCGTCCCGTCGCCGGAGAACCGCTCGGCGGTGATATCCGAGGCGGGGATCGGGTCGGGGAGGTTGAGCTCGGAGACGCCCGGGTCGAACTTCCCGGCGGCCTCGCCGATGGCGAGCCTCTTCGCAAAGACGGACTGGATGTACTCCTGTCCCTCGGCGGAGAGGGGGATCTGCTTACCGGCCGCGTCGCGGCGGAGCTTGAGCTGGCGGAGGTCCTCGGCGAACCGAATCGCGAACCAGTCGATCGATACCTGCTCGGCGAGCGGGCGCCCGGAGAGTGAGACGCCGGGGGAGACGTAGGGTTGACCCCCGAACTGCCCGTAGAGCTCGATGTCCGCGCCCTCCATGGCCAGGCGCTGCGTGGGCGTCGGGTCGGTCGCGTACGCCTCGATGCCTCGGACGACGCCCTCGAACCCGGCGGTGCCGAGGTCCGGGTCGTACCCGAGGCGCGCGACGAGACGCGCGAAGCCGAGCGCCGCGCCGGTGCCCGTACCGTCGTGGTACTGGACGCAGAAGTCGGTCGCTGCGGCGTGGTCCTCGAGCGCCCCGGAGGCCTCGACGATCGAGCCGTCGAGCATGGCCGCCCCGCTGAGCGTGGCCGCTCCGATCGCGTACTTGGGATCGGTGCCCCCTCGACGGGCGGCGATCTTCGTGGCGAGGTCCGCCGCGTCCGTGGCCGAGTCGGTGAGCAGCGCGACACCGTAGTACGCGACCCCGTCGGCGTCCAACGCGTCGATCGCGTCCGAGGGGACCTCGGGACTCCCCCCGGCCTCGTACTGCGCGAGGATGATCCGCGACGGAGCACGGTCCTGAGCGAAGGCGGTCGTGATCTGCGCGGCGATGCCAGCGGTGAGCTCGGGCGTCGCGAGGGCGAGGTCGGCCGCGATCTGAGAGGCAGACGTGTACACGCGGTAGCGGTCCCCATCGAGGATGGGAGAGGATGGGTCGTGCGCGATGAGCGCGACGACCGTACCGAAGCCGTCGAAGCGCTCGGCGTCGGCGGCGAAAGAGACAACGATGTTAACGTTGCCGTCGAAGGAAATAGCCATGGATCTGTGCTCCTTTTAGATGTGTCTCAGTCGAAGTCGAAGGCGAGGTCGCCCTCGTTGGTTTCGAGGTCGAGGCCGAGCGCTTCGACGAAGGGCGTCTCCGAGCCGGGGGCGGTCTCGAGGTTGTAATGGGCGTCGAAGTCGATGACTGCTCGGGGCTCGATGCGAACCTCGCCGGAGAACAGCCCAGCGATGCGCTGGACGTCCGTGATCGGAGTCAGGGACACAGGGTCGTATAGCTCGCTCACGAAGCTCAGGAGGCACAGGAGGCCGTCGTAGCCTCCTTCTCCGAACGCTTCGATGCGTACGACGCCGCGCATGGGCGTCGAGCGAACCTTACCGGCCACGTCGTAGCTGGTCTCGGTTGGCCCGAGCCTCTGTCCGACGGACAGGAGGTGGACGACGTAGTAGGTCCCACGTGGGCGAGGCCCTGCGTCCGGCCCCTCGGCGGCCGGGATCACCTCGTTGGCAGGGTCGTCGAGCTCGAGAGAGTCGGCGACCCAGGCGCGGACGGCTTGTATCAAGGGTTCGTACACAGCCATCGTCGGGGACCTCGTGGGCGCACAAAAAGAGCCCTTCGACCACGTAGGGTCGAAGGGCTCGGATTAGAGAGCGAGAGTTACCCTCTCGCTCGGCGCGTACCGCTATGTGCGCGTTTAGGTCCGACCCTCGTGGGATCGGGCGGTGAGTCGAAGAGGTAGGATTCGCACCTACTCAGTACAAGACAGCGGATTTACAGTCCGCCCCGGCTCTCTCGCTCCGGCGCTCTTCGTGACACACGAACCTGGCTTCGAACCAGGAACCTCCGGGATTGGAATCCGGCGCCCGTCCACTTGGGCCTTTCGTGCTCAACTCGGACCTCGGGATCTTCCCCCGAGTTACGGCCACGTCGTACCGACGAGGTACGCGTAGCACATCCGAGATACGTCCGCCCGGGGATCGAACCCGAGTCATCGAAGTGTCTAGCCTCGATGCGCCCTCCGAGGGCGTCGTTACGTAGGGACCTTGACCCGGTACCAGGTCAATGTGCCTCTCGCCTTGAACGACCGTTCGAGCGCATCCGGGCAGTGTGTCCGCTAATTAGGCGGCGTCTTACCCGGTGCGTAGGCGCATCGTGGATATAGCGGGTCTGGGAATCGAACCCAGTTCTCGGGGTTATGAGCCCCGCAAGTTACCATTTCTCTGACCCGCTGCGAGGCAGGTAGCCTGCGGACTCGAACCGCGCGGCAGGCCGTCCCTCGAAGGGGCGACTATGCCGGGGCGTCTGGGTTCAAGCCAGACTACCCGTCGAGGACCAGACCTCGACCTTGTACTACCTGCCAGGATGATTATACGCGCGCAGTCGCGCTCGTCAAGAGAGAAGTGTACGGATGATCGCGGCGGTCATGCCGCAGAATAGGTCAGAAAATCTGAACCATAGTACACCTCCTAGTAGGGTCCGCCCGCTAAGTTACACGACGACGGTCTGCTTGTCTAGGCGGTTACTCCGAAGGCTCGTAGGCGCCCGTAGGCTCTCCGTCCTCTCCGATGACGGGCTGGAGCAGGACCACGCCGGCCGTGACTAGGGCCGCCGCGCGGGTCTGGACCGTAGTCATCTGAGCCGTTCCTCGTCCGCTCTCGAGGACATGGAACGACCCGCCAACCTGGGTCGCGAGTCCTGGGAGGAGGCGCACGTCGGAGGCTCGAGCGAGCATATCCGCCACGCGATGCGTGACAGTGTAATCCTCGACGTCGGACGCCTTGCGCCACGTCGCCGTCGCGTCCTCGGGGACGCTCGTGACCTGGGCCATCGCGCCGCGAGCCGCATCGTATGCGGGACCGTCGGGGACGACGGCGAGGATACGGTAGGTGAACTCGGTCATGGTAAGGTCCAGGCTTTTGAGACGTACGTGTATGTGTCACCGATCTCGGTATCCGTGAGCGCTCTATCGTAGGCGGCCGCCATACCGATGTGACCAGTCAGCCACTCCCGGTCAGCACCCACGCCGGACCCGAGACGCGTAGATGTTCGGAAGTCTACGGGATCGTATGTCAGATTCGTCGCCGCCGAGGTGCCATTGACCCACACGTCGACCTGATCGTCGGCTCCTCTGAACCTCAGAGTCAGGAGGTACGGTGTGGCGGTGGAGAGTGTAACACCTGCATCGATGTAACCGCTCCCGCCCGACAGGATCTCGAGGGCACCCGTGGTCCCTCTCACACGGACGATGAGCCGCCCCGTCGAGCAGTCGACGATCCTTTGATCATCGGCGATGGAATCCAGCTCAAGTAGGAACTGTAGGGTGTGGGACGTGACGCTCAGGGCTGGGATCCAAAGAACGTTGTCACTCACCCCGTCCAGCTCGACAGAGGGGCCTGATCCGATACCTGCGGCTCGATACGTCGGACGATCGGCAACGACGGTCTGTGTGCCACCTAAGCTTCCCTCTATAACGGTTGCCCACGTAGCCACGGCGTCGCCTTCTGAGAGGGTCGCCGAGAGCGTGCGCGCGTCGAGATAGTCCACGAGGCTGAAGAAGTTGAGAGGATCACCCACGTCCAGGGGCGCGAGGACACCGAGATCGTCGCCGTAGGCCGTGAATGCGTATGATTGGAGTTCACGCAACTGTTCAGTGCTCAAATCATCATCGAATACTAACACTTCGGCGATCTTACCAGGGTAGAAGGACGTGCCCGTGTTCGATGATCCGAGTCTCAGATCTCGAACACCTGAACCTACGGACTCATTTCCGGTCCCCTTTTGAACGGCGTCAACATGCGCAAACACCGTTGACGTGTTTGCGCTCAGGGCTGGTACCATCCAGTCGCCGGGATCATGCGTCGACACAGACGATAGGATTCTGCCCGAAATGTAAAATTGATGGCTCGAATCAAGTCGATTCATCATCATACGATCGACGTTGCCGCCCTCCACGGTATCAAAAATACGCCTTTCTGTCGTGGGATACGTACACACGAGCCAAATCGTGCTCTCGAGCGATATACCTATTCCATCCACGACCGTCGCCAGCGCATCATCTGTCCCATCGAAATCGACAACCGGAGTACGCCCTATGGTAATGAGCGCCGGGCGGGCGCTCGTCGACGGTGCGACCAGATCAACCGCCCCGATCTCGTCCGTCCACGTGCCGACCGGGTCCCCGCTGGAAGCCGCCCCCGTACCGTCCAGCCCCGTAAACGTCCCCTTGGACGCGCGCCAGCGATGGGCTATGCTCTCGATAGAGGTCGGGTCGAAGAGCGTGGGGCCGGGCACTGTAGGCCCGTAGCCTGGGATGCGGAGCACCCAGGTGCTGCGCATGTGAGTCGAGCCTGGCATATAAGGTCACCTACGTGTAGGGCGTGGGGCAGGGCAACGGGTCAGGTGACCCAGACGTAGCAACGTACCGACGCAGCCGAGGCGGAGGTCGAGTAGAGGACAGTGGGCAGGCTGACCCGTCGCCAGATCCCAGCCTCGTAGGGTGCAGCCCCGGCTTCGACGATCGGGATGACCAGACCAGCTGTGTCCCCGGACTCAGGGACGAGCTCAGCGGCGGCGTCGAGCTCGGTCACTATGATCGCGAGTCTAGCCTCCCCGTCCACGCCCGGAGGTAGGGCGGGGAGGAGAGCTTCGTTGCCGGCGAACGAGATGTCGTTGGCGGCGTATATAAGGGCTCCGAGGGCCATGTGTGTCTCCTAGGGCTTGATGCGGGCGACGCGCGCCGCGTTGTGTGGGATGACCCGGCGGTACTTCGAGACCGATCGGACCTCGTAACGTTCCCCCTCGTAGACGACGATCGAGGCGTAGGTGCCTGCGTCCTCGTCGCCCTCGGTGAGCTCGTACTGCGTGATCACACGAAGCTGCTTCGTGTTGCGCTCGCCCTCGGGGAGCGCGCTGAGCTCGTCGCCCGGGACGGGGTTGACCGTCGCGTCGACGAGCTCGAAGAGCGTCTCCGTGGGCGCGGTCATGCGTCCGTCGGAGCCCCGGGCCGGGGCGGAGCGCTCGATGACCGAGATTTTCTGGTTTCCGACGAAGGCCATGCTTAGAAGTCTCTGCGTATAGGCCCACCCGTCACCCTGTACCCGACCGAGGCGGCCATCGTACCGGTCTCGACGAGCGGGTCGTTGAACCCCTTACGGCGGACCGTACGGGGGCGGTTGGCGGGGGAAGACCAGTCGACGATGTTCTTTCGGAGGCGAGAGGCGAGGAACTGCCCGGCGGCCTCGAGCCCAGCGTCGCGCGCCGAGCCCCTCCGAAGCAGCGCCCGCCCGTACGCCTTCGCGAAGGCGAGGTAGATGGGACCGCGCTGTGAGTCGAAGGTCGTCGCGAGCGCGGGTCGGGCGGGGACGTGGGGGCGGACGCCGAACTCGTTTATGAGCATACGACTGGGCGCCTCCGGGTCGATATCTCCGAAGACGCCCACCTCGAGCCCGGCGAACGCCTGGCCTGCGCCGCTGCGCGTACCGAGGATCTGCTTCTTGAGTCGCTTGAACCCCCGATCCTTGTCTACGACGCGTCCGCCCATGCTAGTCGCACCCTTGCTTACGGTTGGCCTGGTACATGCGCGAAGTCGACGAGAACTTCGTCGAAGGGAGCTTCGCGCGTAGGGCCAGGAAGCGGCGCCCGGGGCTGGTCTCGTTGAGACCGTCCTCGCGCGCGCCGTTCGAGTTCCAGCCGTACTGCCGGGACACCTCGCCGGCGCGCTCACCGGTGATCGGACCCGGGGCACCATCGGCACCCCGGACCTGGTCCAGAATCAGGTTGTGAGCCGCGAGGTAGACGACCGCCTGCGCGTAGCTCGCCCCCCACGGGCAGGGATCCCCGAGCTCCTCGGCCGCGAGCTCGATGTATAGCTCCTTCGTCGCGTCCGAGATGACCGCGTCTGTGACGAAGATCACGTTGAGCAGGTCGAGGCCGGTGAGCGAGGGCATGTTACTGGGCCTCCGCTTTCACGTCGATGTCCCACGCGGCGACGAAGCGCTCCGCTTCCGCGTCCTTGAGCACGCTCACGAAGCCATCTCGGGCGTTGGCCCAGGTGGACTCGAAGTCGGGGTAGCCGTTGGCCTCGGAGGTCAGGCGGGCGTAGGTGCCAGCCTTAAGGACGGCGTACCCGGGCTTCGCTCCTCGCTCGCCGATGTCCAGGGAGGGCGGGATCTCGACGGTGCCGCCCGAATCGGGCATACGAACCTCGTACGCCTCCTCGGCCTTGACCAGGACGCCCGACTCGTCGGGGACGACGATGGAACGGTACTGCGCCTTGAGCTGGGTCACGGCGAAGTCGAGCGGCGAGTTGGTCTCGTTGACCAGGATGATCGGCTTGATATTGGACATAGTGGCCCTCCCTTGGGCATGGATTCGAGTAGTAGTAGAACGGACGAGACCCGGGCCATCCTAATATAGGACAGCCCGGGTCACCTGATCAGCCCAGCCCGGAGGTGGCCACGTACGTGATCAGGTTGTGCATGGGCTCGCGGGAGACCATGCCACCGTAGATCGCGTAGCAGGGGATCTCGAGGTCGAAGCCATGGTCGATGGCCGGGAGCATCGTGAAGTCCCGGGGCATGACCCGCGCGAACGCGTCCTTGACCTTCCGGTCGAAGATCATGACGTCGGTCCCGTTGGGGCCGGCCTCGCGGAGCGCGTGGACCGGGATGACCTCGTCGATGTACGGGTTGTCGCGGAGGAACGCCGAGAGGATCGTGTCCTCCGTGGTCGCCGAGCGCTTCGTGGTCGCGAGGTAGTTCTGGACCCGGATGCTCGCGAGCATCCGGTTCGGGGAGAAGACACCCTTCGACCTCGTCGCGGCCCTGTTCGCCTTCGCGTGTAGGTCGGCGAGGATGGCCTCGGGGGTCGAGGTCCCGATCGTGACCGGCGAGGTCGCCTTCGCGACCCACGGGTAGTTCAGGACGCCCGGGAGGTTGCGCGAGGGCGCACCGTTCCAGATCTTGTCGTCGATGAACCGGTCCATGACATCGCGCGCGGCGTCTTCGAGCTCGCTCCTGAGAGCGAAGCCCGAGAAGTCGGCGGCGAGCTGGTCGAAGAAGTTGATCCTGATCGAGGTCACGACGGGGGCGACGTTGAACGTCTCCTCGCGCTGCTCGACGGACACGGTCGGCGCCCTCGAGGCGTTGCCCTCGTAGAAGCGGGCCTCGCCGTTGTGCTTGATCCTACGCTGCGTGTGATTGCGCGCGCCCGGGGGCACGCTGCGATCGGTCACGAAGAGGTCGAGCCCGTCGTTCGACGAGTACTTGTCCTTGAGTACCTCGGCGTAGATGTGCTCGAGCTGGCGCGCGAGGTGCAGCCCGGCGCCGTCGCCCATGGCATCGAGGCGCGAGTCGCCCATGCCCGTGGCCTTCGCGTTCGCGTACATCTTCGAGAACGCCTTCGCGTTGGTCAGAATTCGGTAGCGGTCGGAGGCCGACTCGTTGCCACGCGCGTCGACGCGCAGGAAAGCCTGCGCGCCGTCGAATCGTGACTGGAAGTCGTCCCAGTTGGTCAGTCCGATGGTCATTTCCTGTATCTCCTTTTTGGTGGGTGGCTCAGAGGCCGAGCTTGAGTTCGATGGTGTTCGGCCCGTACCACGACCCGAGGCTCTTCGAGAGGGCCTCGCGCTCGGTCGCGTTGGTCGTGTAGCACTGGCCGGCGACCGTAGCATTCGCCGTCGAGGTGCCGACGTAGAGGATGCCACCCTTGACCGCGTCCGAGCCGCCGGCGACGTACATGCGACCGCTGCGCAGGACGCGGACGTCCGTGCGGCCCGCCGTCGAGACGTCCGAGGAGAACGGGCTGGCCGCCTCCTGGTTCAGGGCGCGAATCGAGAAGCCGTACAGGTCGCCGTCGAGCGAGTTGTCCGGGTAGGCCTCGGTCGCGTTCCCGCCGTCGAGGTAGACGGGGACGCCGAACGGGTAGCGGCTGGCCTCGGCCTCGGCCGTGGGCTCCGTGACGACGAGGTCCGCATTCCCCGTGAACGCGAGCTCGATGTTCGCGTTCGAGAGCGTGTACGTGACCACGGCTCCGACGGCGACGGCCTCGCCGAGCCCTCGGAGGACCGGGTTGTCGTTGATCGCGGCTGCGACGAGCGGACCGCTGGTCGCGGCGTTGGTGACCGAGACGACGAGGATGGACTCGCCGGTGCGAGCCTCCGAGAGCGCGAGGTCGTCGTCGCCCGTGGTCGTCTGGACCGTGAAGACGTGGACGCCGGCGACCGCGCCGAGCGCGTTCGGGACGTTGTCCTCGTCGGTGGTTCCGTGGCCGCCGCCGTCGGCGAGCTGGCCGGGGACGCCGATGTCTCGGACGTCGTCGACCTTGATCTGCGAGATGATTCCCATATTATTTCTCCTTAGAAGAGGTGGTTCAGCGCTTCGAGCGCGCGTCGCGTAGGCTGTTCAGGGTGTCGCCGATCGGATCGGCGGAGTCGTTTCGATTCGTGGGCTCGCCCTTCGGCTCGACCGGGAGGTCGAAGACGCCGAACCCGTCGAAGTTCAGCGAGGACTTGGCCGGCTTCGTCGCGGTCTCGGCGAGCGTCTCCGAGTAGAGGTGGAACATGCCGGCGACCATCTCGTCGGACGCGTCGGCCCGGTAGGACTTGGGCGCCTTCTTCTCAAGGACGTTGCGCATGTTCGCGAAGACGTTCGCGTCCGTCTTCCACTCGACGCCGGCCTTAGAGGCCACGGCGGCGACGATGCGACGCTGCTCGGCGCGCTTCGTGACGAGAGCGTCCATGCGCTTGGCCTCATCGGCCTTCTCGATCTCGGTGAGCTCGAGGGGCATACCCTCGGCGTCGATCGCGGCCTGCTTCTCGGCGGCGTCGGCCTGCGCCTTCGCCTCGAAGGCGTCGGTGATCATCTTCTGCATGTCTTCGCGCTGCTCGGCGAGCATGGCTTTCATCTCTTCGGGGGTCACGTCTGCCTCCTTGGGCGGGTCGGTGGGTTGGGCGTCGAGGTGTATCCTCGCTCGCTCGCCCCGTCCGTACGGGACAAGGGCGAGGTGGTTGTATTTCCGACGCACTTGCTCGTCGCCGGACTTCTCGATGACGTCGTAGCCGGGGGAGCAGTCTGCGAGCGTGTCGGGCGCGGCGCCCGTCGCCTTCGCGAGCTGGACCTCGGCGATGGTCGCGGGGTCTTCTAGTTGCGCCTCGAACAGTAGTTCCTCTGCTTCTGGGACCCAGCGAACGTCCAAAACGGTCCCAACGCGCAGCCAGGACACGTTTGAGACGTCTACTCGGCCGTCGTTCTCGCCCGGGTGCAGGCGAACGACCGGGGCTCCTCGGAGGGTGTCGTTGGCGGCGGGGTCGCTGAGCGCGCGCACGCCGACGGTCTCGGTCATCCCGATCTCGGGGTACTCGAGCTCCCCGGGGGCGGCGACGACGCCGGTGATCCGCGCGAACCCGGTGTCGGGGTCGATGGTCATCGACCGGAGCACGAGGCGCCGGTCGTTTTGGTCGAGTCGGTAAGTAAGCACTTGACCTCCTATCGGTCGGGGGATTAGAGTCGTACTCGTCGACCACGGTGGTCGACGCGAGCAAGGAGCAGAGCGATGCAGAAGAGGACCTTCGCCGGGGCGGACCGTACTCCGAACACCCCGGGTTACGGGGTGGCCGAGGTCGCCTCGAAGGCGAACGAGGTGCTCGGCCCCCGCTACCGTACCAGCGCGAAGGGGACCGAAGTACAGTTGAATCTACGCCCAATCGTCGTCGAGCCCGACGCCGAGTGGGCCACGGTCTGGGAGGTCACGGGATGAACTTTGGCGAGCTTAGAAGCGCGGTACACGCCGAGGATCAGCTCCGCCTCTGGGACGCGCTCGAAGGCGTGGTCCTCTTCGACCACGAGGCGGACTACGTCCTCGCAGCCAAGACGGTGCGCGAGCGGTGGACGGGCGAGTGGTCCTGGGCGTCCTGGACGCCCTGGGCGTCGTTGAGCGAGGACGTGGGCGAGTGCGTGATGGTTTGCGGTGACTCAGTGATTTACACGCCCCTGGCCAGGGCTGAGTGGCGGAAGTTTCAGGCCG